ATCTGATCAAGTGACCTCAGATGCGTTTTGTTTGTCAATTTGTAAAGCTGCATATAAGTCGCTTAAATTTGACAAGTTAGACATCTACAAAGCCTGCGAGCACTGGGACGCCTTTGAACAAGCCTTCTTAGATGACGCATGGCGCCAGCTTTCTGATTTATGGCATCGTGACCTTATTACGGGTCTTATCTTGCAGGCATCGTCTCGCAACGCAGGTAAAACTGCCGGTAAATATAACAACATTGACATGGGTACTATTGCGGCGCCCCTCAACTTAACGCCAGAAAATCTGATTGGTTTCTTATCCAAGGCCTCAGAATTGCTAGATATGACTGGTCGATGGTTTCCAGGTGAAATGTTTATGCTTGTGCCCCGTGCCTTCAACACGCTTGTACTACAGACCGTGTATGACAAAGCATGGTGCTGCAATCCAGAAGATGGTGTCTTAGTCAAAGGTATGAAAACACCTGACCTTCATGGTTTCTCTGTGTATGAAACCGATAAATTGCGCCCTACAGTTGACCGTTCGACTGGTAAGTTAGTTTATCCTATCGTATTCGGCTGGCGCGATGCGTATGGCTTTAGCGGCGATATCCTAGAAGCTGAATTACGCCCAAGCCCAGGTAACTCGTTCGGTGTCGTATATAATATGATGTCGGTATTCGGCGGCGGTGTTATTTACCCAGAAGCATTGGGTAAAGCCTATGTCACCTTTTCAACCGATGGCCTAGTCACTGTGTAAGTGGCTAGTGATATAAACCCATAAGAGGATAACGATATGGCTAATATTTTATTTTGGAACCAGGGTTCTGGTTCTACCGCCGGTCTGAAATGTAGTGGTGTTCCAGACTATTCAGCCCCAGAAGCGAAACGCATCGCCGCTGAGTATATGCGTGGTTTCTATACACTGACCAATGTTATTAATTCTCAGATTGATACTGAGAATTATGGTAATTTAGGCTGGCAAGGCGATTATCTCGCAGATGGTAAAGCTGGTGACGTAGTGTGGATGCTGTTAGTGCCACCGAATCATAAAGTAATGGATTTCACGCTGCAGGTTAAAGAATCAATGGACGAGTTTTCGTCTATCGCAGATATGGCTGGTTTTACCCTAACTCCAGTTGCTGCATTGATCACTAAGCCAGATGAAAGTGGTGTTGCCCAACCTATTGACTACAGCGATAATTTGTCGGATTTAACTTTCGGCACTCTTGTTGTGGGCACTACAATGACCGGCGCTAATCTGACTACTGCGTATCCTAAGACGCAAGAAATTGTATTGGCACCGAAAGATGCTAATACGTTCTTGCCTCCGAATACGTATTATGCGGTTGGCGTGCGCATTGATGCCCTTCCAGCGGGCAAAACGCTCGCGGACTTACCTGCTACTATCGGATTAATTGCTCATGCAATGGATTACGATACGCAAACTCAAATGTAAGCGGGGGTAGATTATGTTAGGTGGAAAGAACAAGATAACTGGCCTAAAAGGTAAGTCAATGTTAGATAACACTAACAAATCGCCCGAACAAAAAATTACCTCACTGAAAGTAAATCGCAGTGAGGTAAAACCCAACCAAATGCCAAAAGGCGGTATGATTGGGCTACGGGCAAAAACAACTAAAACTAAGTAAGGGTGAACGATGGCTACTATTGTAACGGACGGTGTTGAACACAAATTTGCGGATAACCCAAAACTACAGGGTGAAGATTGGGAAGCAGAATTCCCTCCTATTGAGAGCGATGCTCCTTTCTTGCGCTGTAAATTTACAGGACAGATATATCCAAATACAGAAGAATTTGCTGAGCGTTCGGATATTCTAGAACCGTATTATGGGGAAGCTGTTGACGTGGCAAAAAATTCTCTAACAGTACCGGGTATTGATGATACACTAGGGGTACTTGATCCACTCTAAAGGCAACTCGATGGAAGATTTATTACTGAGCTATGCTACGGACTTAAACGATGATTACCCAGGGCATGAGTTTTCCATCTGGAGTCGAAAACAACTACTAGGGTATCTTAATGATGCCCTTTGTCTTATTGCGGCCCATAGACCCGACCTGTTCACAGAACTAAAAATAGTCAGGGTTGATCCGTGCACTGGCTATTTGGATAATTGCGATTGTGCTACTGTGGTCGATATACTGGGGCAGTGCGATGCAAGCGGGCGGGTTATACGTATTCTGCCACGACGCAAAAAAGTAGGCACTGGGTGGACTGGCAAAGCGCTATCTGCTAGGTCCTATCAGTTTACGACTACACTGTCTGAATATGAAATTCTTGATGGTGCTAATCTTGTACGTGTTTTCCCCACCAACCTAGACCCAGATGAACCTATCTATGTTTTAATTCGCTGTTCTGTAGAGTCTAAGACCTATACACTAGATGATACAGTCCCGAATACGAGATGCGCATTTTTAACCGCCGCGAGACACTGGGTGCTATATAACGCTAAAATGATTGATGCCGAATTGTCCCCAAATATGCGCGATGCCGCTAGGGAGCATAGGGAAATGTTTACCTCAATCATTGGACTGGTTAAGAAAGCAGACGACGATTTAGAAAAAGAATTAGATAAGAAACAGGGGTAAGCATGAATATAAATTTTACTAAGTTTGTCCCTATTTCTGAGTTCGTCCCTTATATTAGAACCGCTATAGATGGTATTGACGAGGACATGGCGCTGGTGTATATAGCGAACGCTATTATCGAGTTCTGCAAGGACTCTCGAATACTCAAATACACACAGTGCATTGAGCTGCAGCCATGTGTAGATAGCTACATACTGGATGTGCCCTTTGGTAGGGTCTCTGAGATTATTAGCGTTACAGCACAAACGCTAGGGTGTTATGCGCGAGACGTTAGTATAGCCAATAGCGTATACGTAGATGGGAACGTCCTCTACATAGATGATATGCCCGCTACCGGCGCAATGCGGGACGTTACTATAACAGTATCTTTAGTTCCCCGCAGAGACTCTACAGATGTGCCGGAAGTTTTGTATGAGGACTGGGTGATGGCGGTTACTCATGCGGCTTTATCTAGTTTATATTTGCTAACGGATGCTAAATGGTATAACCCTAACGCAGCACAAACTAATAGTGCACTGTACCGGCAGTTTTTAAGTAAGGCGCGCATAAAATCTATTACTGTGCACAAACCATTGCAACCTAAGCTACAACCAAGACACAGGAGTCGTTGATGAATACGCTAGAATGTAAGAAGCCTACCCCCTGTGTAACCGATCCTGTAGAGCCAACTCGTCCAGAGCCCTCGGCAGCTTTTGAGTTTTGCGCTGGTGACTACACCATTAAATGGGATGGGTATAATTTATATAAAAATAGAACACGGAATACAGTTGATGGCACGTACGATAGAATAAGTGTCGTAGACGGATGTGTAGTCGGGTATAGTGCTGGTGATGTTCCTACATATACACCTCCGTATTGTAACCCAGCTCCAGCGCCGTGCGGCGAGGGTGAGGTAAATACAGGTGGGGTTACTATATCCCCTACAGCCGGCAATATACTCAAACAAGATATGCTAGGGCTGTATGCACGGGCGTATATAACAGGTGGAGATAACGTAAAGGTTACTGGGACGGGCACGCAAGATAATCCGCTTCGTATTAGCGTACCACCTAATACAGTCACTCGTGTAACCGGTGTGGGTAGTATCGAGGTTAAAGAGCCAGTACCGAATAATTATTCAGTCGAGCTAAAAAATTCTGGCATCACTGCCGGAAACTACGGTGGATTTCAAGTATCTGAGAAGGGTATTATTACTGGCTATGTGCCATCTAGTGAAGGTAATATTAACTCCGTTTCACCAGGACTAGAGATAAATACGTCGCTAGTAAACGGAGTGCTAACCATCAGTCACCCACAGACGAACGTGCAAAACTTGCAGTATACCTTTGGTGGGTATACAGTAGATATTAGCGATGCAGGTCATATAACGAATGTAACGCCAGCCATCACTGTACCGCCCGGCAACTATGCGATGGGTGCATATACAATATCTATAACCCAAGACGGGTCTATTAGCGGTATTACCACAAACCCTGTCCCATCATCCTCCGGGTCATTTAGTACGGTGGACGGGAAATATATACAGTATGATGCTACGGGTCGCATTGTAAGCGCATCATCTACACCACCACCG